TAAAAGAATCCAATCTCACATTGAAGAGATGGAGTGTCTAAAAGAAATGGCCACCAGCGTATCATCACCAAGGTGGGATGAGAAGGTCCAGACTTCAAGAAATTCTGAGGGCAATTTTGTTAGGTGTTTAGAACGGATCATGGATTTGGAAAGAAGGATAAATGCTGAAATCGATAACCTTGTAGCACTCAAAGAACAGATACGATGTGTTATCAACGAGGTTGCAGACACGGATGAGCGCATGGTACTTCGCTATCGATACGTCCATAACTTAACCTGGGAACAAATCGGGGATGAACTTAATGCCGATAGAACAACGGTTTACAGGTGGCATAATGCAGCTATTAACCATGTGACTCTTCCTGAAGACCCCATCAAAGTATAGTTTGCACAACTTGCAACACTTTGCAACAAGATACCACTATTGCATTTGTGTTATTGTATAATCAGAGAAATATAACTAATACCGAGCCTTCTTGGGACCACCCCACGAGGGCTTTTCTTATGCCCTAAAGGAGGTGAACCGATGCCATACAAACCTAAGCGTCCTTGTGCTTACCCAGGCTGCGGTCGGCTTGCAGACAGCGAGCAATACTGTGCCGAGCATAAGAAGGTGGTAACAAAACGCTACAATAAATACCAGCGTGACCCTGCATCCAACAAACGCTATGGCAGGTCCTGGAAGCGTATCAGGGACCGCTACATCAAGACCCATCCTCTTTGCGAGGAGTGCAATAAGAACGGACGAATTGTAGCTGCTGAAGAAGTGCACCACATCCTGCCTCTCTCCAAAGGCGGTGGTAATGAAACCAGTAACCTGATGGCCCTTTGTAAGTCCTGTCACTCAAAGATCACTGCTGAGAGTGGCGACCGATGGGGGAGGTAAAATCCCTACGACTTTTCAATCCGGACAGCGGCCTGGGGCTTCGTGTTAAAAAACGCAGATTCAAACGGGGGTATAGCCCCCACTTTGAAAAGGAGGTGTGATCATTGGCAAAAGACGGTACGAACAGAGGTGGCGCTCGAGTTGGTGCAGGGGCAAAAAAGAAACCTCTGGCTGACAAAATTGCTGAAGGTAATCTTGGTGGCAGGAAACTGACAGTGATGGAGTTTTCCGACACTGCAGATCTTGAAGGACAAGAAACGCCTGAACCAAATAAAATGCTTGAAGCCATTCAAAAGGATGGTAAGGCTCTGGTGGCAGGTGAAATCTACAAAGCCACATGGCAGTGGCTAGATAAGCGTGGATGCGCTGCTCTGGTTTCTCCACAGCTCCTTGAACGGTACGCTATGAGTGTTGCCCGGTGGATTCAATGTGAAGAGGCCATTACAGAGTATGGCTTTCTTGCTAAGCACCCCACCACAGGAAATGCCATTCAAAGTCCATATGTATCCATGGGTCAGAACTACATGAACCAGACCAATCGTCTGTGGTTTGAAATATTCCAGATCGTAAAAGAAAACTGTACTGGTGATTACAAAGGAGCAAATCCTCAGGATGATGTGATGGAAAGACTTCTTTCTGCTCGTAGGGGCAAATAAAAAAAGATGGGAGATAATGATATGAGTAAAAACTACAGAACCGCAGAAAGTGTTTGCAAGGGACATCCTGATAAGCTTTCTGATTTAATCGCTGACAGCATTCTGGATGCTTGCCTTCGCAGAGACAAAGCTTCACGTGTGGCCTGTGAGGTCATGGCTACCAAAGGTAAAATCATCGTGGCGGGCGAGATCACCTGCAGCGAAAAAATTAACATCCGCCTTATCGTCAAAAATGTACTTCGCGAGGTGGGATACAGTCCATGGAAATTTACAGTATTTGTGTTTGTACATCATCAAAGTGTAGATATTGCTGCTGGTGTGGATACAGCACTTGAAGCGAGAAATGGAATTATTGATCCATACGGTTCAATTGGTGCTGGTGATCAAGGCACTGTTTATGGCTATGCAACCAACGAAACTCGTGAACTACTTCCTCTACCTTTACTTCTCTCTCATAGAATCGTAAAGCGTATTGATGAATGTCGCAAAGGAAAAATCATCAAGGGCATCCTGCCAGATGGCAAAGCCCAAGTAACGGTCGAGTATGATGGGGATAAACCTATCCGCGTTAAGACTGTTGTGGTTTCTGTTCAGCACCATAAGGGCAAAACTCAAAAGAGATTAGAATCAGATATTTTAAATAACGTGCTCTGGCAGTGCTTCGAGGATTTCCCACTGGATGATGATACAGAAATTCTCATCAATCCTTCAGGCAGGTTTGTTGAAGGTGGTCCTGCTGCTGACACCGGGCTGACTGGAAGAAAGATCATGGTGGACACCTATGGTGGTCTAGCTTCTCATGGCGGTGGGGCACTCTGTGGAAAGGATCCAACTAAGGTTGATAGAAGTGGTGCTTATATGGCCAGGTACATTGCTAAGAATATTGTTTGGAGCGGGCTTGCTGATAAATGCGAGGTCGCTATTTCTTATGCCATCGGTAAAGCAAACCTAGTGGCAGTGAATGTGACAGCCTTTGGCACGGGGAAAATCAGTGATGAAGATTTAAGTGATCTGGTAAAAGAGATCTTTAACCTACGTCCAGCTGCTATCATTGAAAAGCTACGTCTAAGAAACGCAATCTACTCCGATACTGCAACCTACGGTCATTTCAACTCCTCTCTCTTCCCTTGGGAGAATGTGGATTTCAACCTAAACTTAAGAAAGGTGGCGGAAAGATATGAAGATAGAAAAACTGAAAACTAAGCTCTTACTTCCCGCTGACTATAACCCACGTAAGGATTTAAAACCCGGGGATGCAGAATACGATAAACTGAAGCGCTCCATTGAGCAGTTTGGTTATGTTGAACCAGTCATCTGGAACAAGACCACTGGTAGAGTTGTAGGTGGCCACCAGAGATTAAAAGTGCTCCTGGATTTAGGAATGACCGAAGTTGAGTGTGTGGTCATCGAGATGGATGAAGATAAAGAAAAGGCCCTCAACATTGCCCTTAATAAAATCAGTGGCGATTGGGATAAGGATAAACTGGCCCTCCTTATCGCTGACCTGCAAGGTGCAGACTTTGATGTTTCCCTTACAGGTTTTGATCCCTCTGAATTGGATGACTTATTTAAGGATTCCTTGAAAGACGGCGTCCACGATGATGAGTTTGATGTGGATGCGGAGCTGGAAAAACCAGCCATGACAAAACTCGGTGATGTCTGGAAGCTTGGTCCTCATAGACTGGTCTGCGGAGATTCCACCAAGGCAGAGACCTTCACTCTCCTCATGGAAGGAAAACTGGCAAACCTTGTGGTGACAGATCCCCCTTACAATGTAAACTATGAAGGCTCTGCTGGTAAAATTAAGAATGACAACATGGGTGATTCTGCTTTCTATGAATTTCTACTGGCTACCTTTACTAATACAGAAGCTGTCATGACACAGGACTCTTCTATCTATGTCTTCCATGCAGATACAGAAGGGCTGAACTTTAGAAAAGCCTTCTCTGAAGCTGGCTTCTACCTCTCCGGTACCTGCATCTGGAAAAAGCAATCTTTGGTCCTTGGTAGGTCTCCATACCAGTGGCAGCATGAACCTGTGCTCTTTGGGTGGAAGAAAAAAGGCAAGCACAACTGGTACGCAGATCGAAAGCAAACCACCATCTGGGAATTTGAAAAGCCTAAGAAGAATGGCTCTCATCCAACAATGAAGCCGGTGGCTCTTGTGGCCCATCCAATTCTTAATTCAAGTCTCAGTAACTGCATTGTCCTCGATCCATTTGGCGGCTCCGGCAGTACCCTAATTGCCTGCGACCAGACCCAGCGAATATGTCACACCATTGAGCTTGATGAGAAGTTTTGTGACGTAATTGTTGAACGCTACATTTCTGGAGCACAGACTTCAGATGATGTCTATCTCCTGCGTGATGGCAACGAATACCGCTACAGCGACCTCCCTGAAAATAAATAACACAACTATCGAAAGATAGACTTGCTATTAACATCACTTAGAGTGATATATGAGTAAGCAAAAACAAGGAGGTCAATACCATGAAAATCAATTACAACGTAACCGGTAACGAACGAAAAAGGCTGGTGAAGTTCATCAGCGAAATCATAGAAGTTCCCTCAAAATACCTGGGTGTTCCATCCTGCGCTTACCAGGTCGGACCTTACCGCATCGGAAAAGACGGAGAGCTAACCTTTGACAAAGAAGTGGCTCAGGAGGACATCAAGTCACTAATGAAAAAGCTAATAGTTGCAGGCTTTAAAGCTGATGTGGATGAACCAGCACCTGCTGAAGCGGAATCTGAGGAAACGGGACTCATCATCCAGATACCAAAAGACTCCCTTTCCGAAGAAGATTTGGAAAAGCTAGCAAAGTTGTTAGAAGCAAAAGGCAAACTCATCAAGAAAGCGCTGAATGTGGATGCTCTCCCCATTGAAACAGATGATGAACGCATCAGTTTCCCTTGGTTTTCAGAGCTGCCAAATCCAGACGAGATAAAAGCCTACTCCCAGTTCATCACAAAGCTTTGTGAGATGGCAAAAACCCAAAAGAGAATCACTGTGAAAGAAAAAGAAGTTGATAATGAAAAGTACGCATTCCGCTGCTTCCTCCTCCGCCTCGGTTTTATTGGAGAAGAATTCAAAACCCACAGAAAGATTCTCCTTCAAAACCTATCAGGGAGCAGTGCTTTCAAAGGAGGTGCTCCTAATGAAACCGATCAGTAAAGAAAGACTGGCCCACCTGCGCAAGCAGTACCCCGCCGGTGCAAGGGTCCAGCTGATTTGGGTGGATGATGTGCAAGCACCGCCAAAGGGCACAAAAGGCACCGTGTGGGGCGTTGATGACACAGGATCCATAATGGTTCAGTGGGACAACGGGAGCAGCTTGAATGTGGTTTACGGCATTGATTCCTGCAAGGTAATCGATGAAAAATCCAGGGAGGAGGCATAGCAATGAAGGCATTATTTGGTCGAAAGTTCTACAACCTGAATCCGTGATGAAAAATCTGATGAATCTAGTCTAAATGCTTGATATAATAGTGTTATGAAGGTTATTTTCTTCAAATATTATTTCACCAGGTAGGTGTCGTCATGGAATTTATTCTT